AATCTTCCGCCGCAGGCGCTGGCCAATTGATGGCCGCTGAATGGAATAACAATATCTGTTTAATCGAAGGACGCGGATCTTTTGGTACTCGACTTATTCAAGAAGCAGGTGCGCCTCGATACGTATACACCAAGTTATCTGAAAATTTTGATAGATATATTACAGACACGGATTTGTCGCCACAACACGAGGACCCAGAACATGAACCACCTGCTTTTTATGTGCCAATCATCCCTCTTGTACTTGTCAACGGAACAAAAGGTATTGCTACTGGTTTTGCCACTAATATCCTTCCCAGGGATCCTGCAGATTTAATTAAAGCCTGTACTGAATATCTTACAACGGGTAAAATTAAATCTGAAATCAAAATTAAATTTCCTGAGTTTGCAGGCACTGTACGTAAGGATCTTGAAACGGATAATAAGTATCACATCGAAGGAACCTTTACAAAGAAAGGTAAAACCGCATTAACGATTACTGAAGTGCCATACGGTTACGATAGAGAATCTTATATTAAAATTCTCGATGGATTAGAAGATGATGGCGATATCGTTGGGTATGACGATCTTTGCGACAAAAATGGTTTCAAGTTTGAAGTCAAACTAAAACAAGCAACGTCCGCAAAATGGAACAACGCCAAAATTGTTTCAAAATTTAAGTTGTCAAAACCGATAACTGAAAACTTAACGGTTATCGATTTCAATGGAAAGTTAAGAGAATACAAAAACGAAAAAGAATTGATTGCTGATTTTTGTTTGTGGAGAGTAGGGTTTTTAAACAAACGTATCGAAAAGCAAATTGGAATTCATCAAAATGAAGTTAGGTGGTTAAATATTCGTTTATTGTTTATTGAGGCAATACGATCTGGCGAAATTGATATTATGAATATGAATCGTAAGGATTTGATTACAGCAACAGTAAAAGCAACAAAATGCGAATCAAAAGAAGTAAGTAAGTTGTTGTCTTTGCCGATTGCTTCGTTGTTAAAAACAGAACCTGCTACCTTCAAAAAGGCAATCACTGATGCCAAAAAGAAATTGTCGTTTTGGGAAAAGACTAGCCCTAAGGATCAGTTTATTTCAGATATTGAGAATCTTTAATAGTTTGTCAAATACAAGGTAAGTACTTTATTGTTGATCGCAAACTCTCGAAGATCTAATGATCTCCATATAACGCCCGCACCAACGTCGTTTAGGTATCGGCATTGTTGATGCATTAAGTCGTTCCAGTTGCGATCGTGTTGTTGCCACCATCCAGCTCGAACAAATTCTTCTCTCGATTTTTCAAATCTTTCAATATTTCTTTTTGTTGAAAGATCGAAGGTTACTGCAATATGTCTTACATTATTTTTACAAAAGTCAAGATATTCCTTTGTACATATAGCGTATTCAAAACCATACCTAGGTTCAATCTTTAAATAATCGATGAAATCTATTTCGTATTTTTTTAACCAATCTTTAAATGAGATCTCACGACCAATATGTTCAGAGCTTAATTGTATTTTTTTGTCTGTGCGATCGATTAAATAATTTGAAATGTTATACCATGCGGTCTTTAACATTTCTTTGTTTGTTTCGACCATGTACAATTCGTCTGCGCCGTTGTCTAATGCTAAGGCGCCAAACGCCCCAATTTTTGCGCCAAGGTCGACTACGATGTCTTCAGGTTTTGGGGAATACCATTGTTCATAAGTATGTTCGATGAAATACTTCCAATTAATTTCATGAACTTCTTTTGCGGTTAATCCGCGAAAACTCATTTCTTGTTTTAGTGCGGTCATAATAAATAATCTAAACTAATTTTGGTTTAATAACAATGTCACAAATTACAAATTATTTATCTCCAGCATCGTTCGATGTTTCAATTGCAAAATTTCCTGAGCTTGAATTTTTTACTCAACAAATTGCAATTCCTGACATCTCATCACAAGCTGCAGAAGTAGTTAGCCCTCTTAAAAGATTATATAACATTCCAGATACTTTAGTATATTCGCCGTTACAGTTTCAATTTATAGTCGATGAAAACATGAAAAATTATACTGAGGTATTAAATTGGTTAGAAGGTATGGGCGCGCCTGAAATAAGAGGAGATCAATATCAAAGATTTATTAGAGAAAACGATTCTTTTCTTTCAGACATTACAGTCATAATTAGAAATAGTCATAAAAATCCAAATGTTCGTTTTCTTTTTAAAGATTGTTTCCCAACGTCAATTGGAACAATTGATTTGAACATCGCAACAGAAGATATTCAATATGTTACTTGTACAGCAGGATTTGCGTATAACGGATTTACAGTTGAAAGGGTTGAACCTTAACCATTGACATTTGTTCAATATTGTGATATAATGGAATTTTGTTCCTAGGATATCTGTATGAGCACTGAAGACATCAGTGAATTGTGGTCTAAAGATGCGCCAATTGATGAAACGAATTTAATTAGCGAATCGAAAAAAATCCCAGAGCTTCATAGCAAATATTATAACTTGTATTTTAAAGAAGTTTTGCGTGTCAAAAAACTTAAAGCCGATTATAAAGAACTCGAAATGTTAAAGCGAGAATATTATGACGGATCTATGGACGAAGAGACATTAAAAGAACGTGGATGGAAACCTTTTCAATTAAAGGTATTGCGTAGTGATGTTGATCGTTATATTCAGGCCGATAGCGACATTATCAATATTAGTTTAAAAATTGATTATCACTCGGCTCGAGCGAATTTCTTAGAAGACATTATCAAAACAATTCATTCAAGAAATTTCGTTATCAAAAATATGATTGACGTACTTAAATTTCAACATGGAGATTACTAGTGAAAATTGAAATCGGAAAAGAATATCGTATAAGACCTTCATACAAAAAGTCATATGTTGAAAAGGAATGGTTTGTTAATAACGAAAACAGAGAAGAACGAGCATTGGTCGAAACGTTGTGGAGATCTGGTACTTGGATAGTAACAATCAAAGATGAAGACGATCAAGCTCTTTTGACAGATTATATGGAAAGATTAACCGGAGAAATGCAACCCGATGAATTTGAAGAAAATGAATTTGTCGATGCATACGATGGTTGTGGTGAAGGTCATTATTTGTTTGGCTTTGCTGATAAAGAAGAAGAAGCCGATCTTTATGAGCTTCTTGAAGAAGAAGGAGTAAGTTGGTTCTTTGATAATAATTGGGATTCGGCCGATGTTGAACATTATTTCATGTTTCCTATTCACGTTGAAGAAGTGGATCCGGACAATAAATATGGTATATGAGTGATATAGTTAACATTGAATATATTAATGCGGTCCATGCTAGGGTTAAAACTGATCCCGGAATCCTGCAAGAAATTTCTGAACACTTTTCTTTTAGGCCAGAAGGATATCAGTTTTCTCCAAAGTATAAGATGCGTGTTTGGGACGGAATCATTCGTCTCTTTTCCCCGTTTAAACCATTTCTTTATGTTGGGTTATTACCTCACCTTAAAGAATTCTGTGCTGCTAGAGATTATATCCTCAATCTTCCTGATGAATATCCGCAAGATGATACTTGCACTAACGAATATGTTTTGGAGCTTGCTGAATCTATTAAATGCAAATATACTCCGCGAGACTATCAATTAGAATACATTACTAATTCAATTTCAAAAAGGCGGTCTTTATCTTTGTCGCCAACTTCATCCGGCAAATCCTTAATCATTTATTTACTACAGCAACATTATTATCAAACGTTTGGTCATCGAACTTTAATTGTCGTACCTACAATTGGTTTGGTCCATCAAATGGCTGGTGATTTTGTTGATTACGGTTGCGATTCTGAGTTAATTTATACAATAAAAGGCGGTGTCGATAAAAACACAAAGGCGCCTATTGTTATTAGTACTTGGCAATCACTAGTAAAACAACCTAAAGATTGGTTTCAACAATTTGGGGTTGTTCTTGGAGACGAAGCGCATTTATTTCAAGCTAAGTCTCTAACAACGATTATGGAAAAATTGACTGATTGCGAATACCGCCATGGATTCACAGGTACATTAAAATCCTCAGAATCAAAAACTCATCGGCTTGTCCTTGAAGGTTGTTTTGGTCAAGTTAAACGTGTAATCAACACTAAACAGTTAATGGACGAAGGTACTGTAGCAGACTTTAAAGTAAAAGGAATCGTATTGTCTTATTCAAATGAAATGCGAAAACAATTTAAAGATGCAATGAAACAAGTTAAAGAAACGCAAAAGAAATACCCGGCTGAACGAGAATTCTTAATTAATAATGAAAAGCGCAATATGTTTATACGTAACCTATTGTGGTCTCTCGAAGGTCAAAACAATCTTGTATTGTTTGATCTTGTTGAAAAACATGGAAAGGTATTAGAGCCTTTGCTCCGCAAAGAAGGTAGAACCTTACATTTTATTTACGGCGGAACAAAAGGCGATGAACGCGAACACATTCGTAATCTTGTAGAAAACGATCCTATTAAACAACATGATATTCTTGCGTCTTATGGCGTTTTTTCTACTGGAGTTAATCTGAAAAGATTGGACAATGTGATATTTGCTTCTGGTTCAAAATCAGAAATCAAAGTTCTTCAATCAATCGGTAGGACCTTACGTAAGGCTGATGATTCTACTTCTGCAGTCTTATATGATATTGCGGATGATTTGAGTATTGGTTCTTATACTAATTATACTCTTCAACATTTTAAAAAGAGAGTTGAGATCTACTCAACAGAACAATTTCCATTCAAAATTTATAACGTTGATTTTTAATTGACAATAATATCCTTAACTGACAGATAGATTATACACCAAAAATAAACAAATGTCAACTACTTTTTTTTAGATTGACATGTATAAGATAATTTGTTAAAATAGACTTTGATTTTTTTAGAGGTAATACTATGGCCAGAAAACGTAATAACTATGTTAATAACAAAGATCTTCTTGCTTCTTTAACAGAATATCGAAACGCATGTTTGGAAGCAGAAAATGTTGGAGATCCAGTACCTAGAGTTCCAAATTATATCGGCGAGTGTATTGTATTGATTGCAACTCGACTTGCAACTAGACCAAACTTTTACGGTTATTCATATAAAGAAGATATGATATCAGACGGAATTGAAAATTGCCTTCAATATATTCGCAACTTTGATCCTGAAAAATCAAACAATCCATTTGCTTATTTTACACAAATTATTTGGTTTGCATTCTTGCGGCGGATTGGTAAAGAAAAGAAGCAGATGTATATTAAATTTAAAGCATCTCAAAATTTGTTAACTGAATTAGATTTGTATGATTCAAGCGACACATCGATTCAATTAAACGAACCGCCTGAATACATTAGCGAATTCATTCGAGACTTTGAAGAAAAGTCAATGCCTAAAAGTAAAAAGGTTAAAGAATGAAAATTGCAATTGTAACCGACATACACATTGGCGCACGCGGTGATAGCCAAATTTTTGCGGATTTTCAAGAAAAGTTTTTCTTGGAGGTATTTTTTCCATATTTAGATGAACATGGAATTAATACTGTTTTTGATTTAGGTGATACTTTTGATCGCCGAAAGTATATTAATTATGTTAGTCTTCAACGCGGTAAGCATTTTTTGTTTGACCAATTGGCTCAACGAGATATTGATTTTCATGCATTAATTGGCAACCACGATACGTATTACACAAATACGAACGGCGTTAATTCAATGAAGCTGCTTTTGAAAGAATATCCTAATTTTCATTTATACGAAGAAAACGCAGTTGAATTGCAACTAGGATCAACTAAATTTTTGATGCTGCCTTGGATCAATAAACAAAACTCAGAAACTAACTTTGATATTATTAAAAATTCAAATGCCGATGTTGTAATGGGGCATCTTGAAGTTCAAGGTATGGAAATGATGAAAGGTCAGGTGTGTTCTCACGGAGTTGATAAAGGTGTTTTTTCTCATTTTGAAAACGTATACTCTGGTCATTTCCATCATCCGTCGCGTTATGGGAATATCGAATATCTTGGTGCGCCGTATGAAATGACATGGTCAGATTATAAAGGCAGTCGAGGATTTCACGTATTTGATACTGAAACACGAGAAATGATTAAAATTGAAAACCCATTCAGAATGTTTTTCAAAATTGATTATGATGATGAAGATATGACGGTCGATGACGTAGTTAATTATAACACTAGTGATCTAAAGAATACATATATTAAGGTTATCGTAAAAAATAGAACTAACGCATATATCTATGATATGTTTATGAATCGATTAAACGATGAAGGCGCGGCCGACATCAAAGCAATCGACGATGCCCTTAACCTTGAATCTGCAGGTGTTGATGATATTCTCGATGAGACTAAAGACACCAAGGAAATCCTACACAGCTATATTGATTCGCTAGATACTAATATTGATAAAGGAAAGATCAAGAATACTATCGACGCGTTATATCAGGAGGCATTGAGTTTATAATATGAGAATAGACTTTAAAAGAGTTAAATATAAAAACATACTATCAACTGGTAATTCATTCACAACAATTGAACTTAACGATCAACCGACCACATTGATTAGTGGATCA